ATCCGCCGACCGGGTTCCAACCCCATTGTATCTGACGGCTACCGTTTGCGCCGTCATTGCCCACAGCAAAGTAACTCGTATCCGGTCTCGGATTCCGCAGAGCCTGCGGGTCGTCCACGGGATACAAACCAAGCGACAACTGCGGCTGATCTGGCTCCCAACACTCCGGACATACCAAAATGTTGACGTTCTTGGTCTTGACGACAATCGACTTCAGTTGCCGTAGCTTGTATTGAAAGCCACAGCGGTCGCACATCGCAATCGCGTTTTTGCCACTGGCAAACCTGTTTGGCATTAGTAGCCACCCAAGAAACTCTCACGTGGGACGAATCGCACCGCCGCCTTTTCGCGGTCTTCACCTGCCGCAAGATCCCAAGCCTCGTCGTACTGAGCCTTCAAAATGGCTGTACGTCCTTCTGCTCCGGGGATCTTCATCGACAGCATATAAGCCAAGCCTGCAACCATACAGGGCAGGAAACGGAACGGGATATCTTGCCCATTCACGCCTGTACCGGGGTCAAACATCCGCCGCAACCGCGTGTAGTACAACGTCCACGTGGTCGAATTGTCAGGCTTCGGCCAAACCGTAAATTGCGGGTAAACCACCACATCGTCGGCACCCGTAGCGCCAGTACGTCGATTGATCCAAATCTGAATCGGGCGACCCGTCGCGTTCTTGTTCGGGATCGACACGTAGGTGCTGGACGAGATACGGCTGATATTGATGTCCTGCTGATTCGTCCCAGAGCCAGTGCGGATTACGTGGTCAAGCAGATCAACCGTATCCACCGGCAGGTCATACGTACCGACGTTGTAAGTCAGGGTGTGAGTACCTTGCTCTAGCGTCCAGAGATTGATGCCCCGGTTAGCCCAGTCCATCAGCAAAAGCGACAGACTACGCTTCGACGTACGGAAGTCGTAACCCGTACGCAGTTCAGAACCACAACGCTCGTAAGCCTCTTCAATGATCGTGTTGAGGTCGAGGTTAAAGTCGGTTGTAGCTGTAGTCTTGTCAGCCATTACTTCCTCGCTGTCACTACGTCGTCACCCTTGGTGACGGTGACATGATCGCCTTCTACATCAACCCGCATCGGCTGTTCCTTTCGGTCCAGCTTATCGAGCTTCTTGATGAGTTCGTTAATAACTGCAAACTCAGGCTTCTCTTCTTTCTCAACCGTGCCTGCAATCCCGTTCAGCATCGAAATCAAAGCGGTCAAAGACGCGCCAAGCAAGCCCATCACGGCGGCAATCTTGTCGTTGTCCAAGAAGAGACTAGAAACAACACCGATCACGACGATAGCCGTAATGTACTTCAGGCCGTCTTTGCCGATAGCTTTACCAGCAACAGTCTTCGCAGACGCCTTGGCTTCAAGCCGATTTAACTCGGCCTGAACCTGCTCTTTGAACATTTCGATGTCGTGTGGCTCAGTCACTTCTTACTTGCCCCTTTGACGGTACGCACGGGTTTTTTGCGAGATACCTTTGGGTTGGGCGACGAACTGCTTGCCTTGGGCTTTGCCTTTTCGCTTGGCGGCAGTGGTTCGGGCGTACTCAGCAGGGCTGAGAGCTTTAATCGCAGCCTCTGGTAGATATCTTTCACCCGTATCAGAAGATCGTTTACCACTCTTAGTCCTCCATTTCTGGGCAGTCCATGCCTTCAAGGATTGCTGCGGCGCTTTCAATCGCGGTACCCCCCGCCACGCCGTTTGTACTCTTTAGCCAGTAGCTGTGCCTTCCGCGCTGACCACTGACCTGCCTTGGTGCCTTGGACCGCCCGAGACTTGATGGATTTAAACAAGCTCTCACGCATACCGGGCTTGGTGTAGTTACCGGCTGCGTTGACCTTGCTCTTGACCTTACCGCCCTTGGCATGGCGAATGGGACGACCAGTACCCTCAACAATCTCGTTATCCCCACGCCGTTTAGCACGAGGAACTTTGTTGGGGGCAATGACGCCCATGCCACGCGAAGCCATCATTAGACCATCTTCCCGCGAGTCTTACCGCGAACGGCGCAACCATCAGCACGCTTGGAGGCAGAAGACTTAACGGAGCCGCCTTTTTTATATCCCCTATCAATAGGAACAGGAGCAGGGACCGTTCTAAGTGTACCGGCTCTTTTTTCAGCAAAAGAACCTTTGTCTTTACGGACGTTCATGCCTCCAGACGGGCCGCCAACAGCCATCTTTTTAACCGGCTTTTCATCCGGCATATCAAGGCTCATGCCCGGAGCAGCTACAGAACGACTGTAAATACCGCGAGGGCTGGTGGGACCAGTTGATTTACGAGTTTTTGGACCACTGCTCATTAGCATTCTCCGCCATAACGCATTTTGACAATCTTGCCCTTGGTTTTGCCCTTCGTAGCAACGCCGTCAGCGGCTTTGCGGAAGACAGAACCGCCTTCGTTGTACTTCTTAACCATCGCACGGCCCATTTTGTCAGGCGTACGCTTCTTCATAGCGCGACCAGCCTTGTCAGCGATCTTGCCGCCCTTCTTATACATCGGCTCTTCCGGAATCGGCTTCATGCCCGGCATTCCACGGCGCTCACGAGGCATCAATTTTTCTCGCTCAGGACGGCGCATCATGCCGCCCATTCCGTACTTCTTCATTTGGATTTACCTTTAAATTTACGGCCTTTGTCGGCCTTCATGAACTCTTTCCCGACTTTCGACGGGATACCCAAACGCTTTGCGGCTTTCGGGTCATTAGCCACTAGCGCCATTAGACGATGTTGTTTACCCGATTTGCTTGGCATTGTGACTCACCAATCTGTCGATTTTTTGCTCTAGCCGGTCAAGCCGGTCAAGAAGTACCTGTGCATCAGCGCGCACTTCCGCACGGGTGACATGATCACGAGCTACTTCTTCACGGGTCTTGTTGAGGAGAATCCCCAATCGTTGAAGTTCAGCGAACTTCTCCTTCACAACAAAACCAAGCACGGCCACGATTCCCGTAAGAACCATGTTCCAGACCAGCATTTCCATATCAGCAATTCCATGCTCGGAGGGACTTGTTGATACGGCTGTTGGGATCTTTGGCAGTCTTCGCGCTAGTCAGCTTTTTCTTCATGCCCTTCATGCGAGCACAGAAGGAATCTCGTCGGGCACCACCTTCAGGTTGCGGTCTTTTCAGACCCGGTTTGCCGGGATTGGCTGCGTTGTACGACGCCCGCCCCTTAGCATTTAAACCGCCTTTTGGATTCTTCCCTTCTTTACGCTGCCAAGCCGGAGACTTAGCCATAGATCACCATCGTCGAGACTACGGCTGACGGGACGATATAAATACTGGTCTGGAAAAGCAGACCTTCGCCCGGCATAAGAACATAGTCGGGGCTGGTCGAAGAAGCCAGCGTATTTACGACGATCTTGACTGGGCCACTAGCGCCACCATCACGAAACGTAACCGTACCGGCACCTTCGTCAGGAACAATATAGATAGCCTTGACGCGAGAACGTCCAATAACAAGGCTATTTTGATCCAGCAGGTCGCCAGCAGCAACGGCGACCTTACTAGCTAAGACATCTGTTTGCATTGCCATCTTCCTCTCCTGTAATAGGTAAAGGGGGCTAACGCCCCCCTACGAAATCCTTACGGGACGAGGCTGGCGTACAGACCGATGTAAAGCGTGGTGCTGCCGATGACAACCGGGATGCGACCTGCCTGAACCGACACTGTACCCGACACCGAACCCGTGGTCAGCTTAGTGCTGCCAATCGTGAGCGTGGTGCAAAGCAGGTTGGTGATAACACCAGAAGCACTGCTGATCGTGCCAGAAACAAAGTCGCCCTCGAAGCCGTTGTCAGACTTAACCGGGCCAGAGAAAGTTGTACGTGCCATTTCAAAACCTCACATGCGAGTTGTGTTTACCAGTCTGCATGTCGTCAGTCGGGTCTGTCTGGTAAACGAATTTTTCCCGATGAACGACTGTATATCATCAAAAAAGAGGGGCTACAAGCATTGCTACCTGTAACCCCTCGGACTAGCCCTCTAGGGAGAAAGCTATCAGGACGCGCCCGGCGAAGCGAACATGCCCAGCGGGTCCGACCAGCCGAAGCTATAACGCTCGCGGCTCTTGTACCGGACGTTGCCGGTGTCGAAATCGCCGTCCATGCTATTCGCAAGCGGGGTACGAACGAAGTGCTTCATGCCGTTCGGAACGTCGG